TATCTAATCCCGCTGCACTGGCCTTCTGATCTTCAGTGTGATCACGATCAGGAGTGTAGGGGATCAGGTTGTCTATGCGAGCACTTACCCATCGACAAGCTTTAGCTTTGCCACCACCGGGTGTTGGATGCTCGTAAACTTCTATCTTTAAGGTAACATCGCTTCCGTTTCCAACAGGATCACGGAAAGGCTTTCCGTCCTTGTCGAAGACCTCCACGGGAGCAAACGTGATAATCTTTCCAGTCTTGAGCTCTTTGGAAACTGGTCTAGTAAAAGAACAATAATAACCATCGTCGTCTTTCTTAATCTGATTTTTAATACCCTGAGCTTGTAGGTCTCTAATCTTCTCAAGGCTCTCAGGTGTAGGATGTATCTGAGTGGCGTACTTGTTCCACTGATTGGTTACGAATGGACGGAACCAACTGACCTTACCCTGAATGAAAATGTATTCTGTTTTATTGTATGCCATTAATGTATGTTCATCTCCTTGTATAGAACTAGAGCATCAATCAAAGTATCTCTTTCTTCTACTGTAATATCTAATTTAATAGAACCATCATTATCTACTTCTGTGTGGTCGTCCAAGTAAGTAATTAGTTCCTTAAGATCTTCCTCGTTCATCAATGTGTCTTACTCCAATTAGTATGGATAGTGTAATCGTTTAAGTCATCGTTCCAATAGGAACCAGCTAGAGGACATTTCAATCCTAGTTCCTCGCCTACTTCTCGTAGGCTGTCTGCTTGCATCTTTGCTATTCGTAATGCCACCTCCATGTTATTCGGAGTTTCAGTCTGCCACTCATCGTGGACAAAATTAACTAAGAATGCTTCATCGTATTTCAGTCTGTCGAACCACTTTAGTGTGGCTCGCTTCATGACAACTGCCTCACCATTCTGCAAATAGCCAGACATACATAGGTGTTTCCGTTCCCCGACTGTGTCGCCAGGTATCCTAACATCTCTACCATCAAGTCCTGTGAACCATCCCCGTTTAGCGTCGGCTGGTATCCTAGTTTCTTTAAGTAGGGCAAAGCCTGAGTATCTGCGTATAAGGCGTTCAAGAGCCTCACTGGCTTGTTCTGTTGAACATCCCAGTATTTCGGTAAGTTTTCCCATACCTGCCCCGAGAAGCAGTGCATAGATAAACCTTTTAGCCGCAGCTCTGCTTTTGCAGATTTCCGTACCAAGAATTTTTTGGTTAAGACTGTGAGGATCACTTTTATCTTCCTTCTTGCCGTTAACAAGAGCTTCAGTGAACTCAGGATCGTCGATGTAATGTGCAAAGATGCGCAACTGAATGCCTTCGGCATCCACGCCGACTAGTAATCGGTTCTTAGGTGCGCACCACAATGAACGAAGTTCTTTGCCGTAGAGTTTCTTCTTCCCGGCAGTATCAAATTCATTTGGTATGTTTGCGGTGTTGGGATTTTGGTGGGCCATCCGATGAGTCCAGGCACCAAGGCCGTAGAATTTTCCCCGAATACGACCATCGGGGCTGACCAGTGCTAGCCACTCTGTCAAAGTTCGGCGTCTGGACTCAAGGAGGATGCGCTTCGCGAGGGTGCGAGCGGAGGGAGGGGCTGTTGTCGGTAAGGTTTCGAGATTGGTCTCGTTAACCTTCCATCCAACCTTCTTCATTATTGTAAGTTTATCGTACAGTTCTTTAAGTCTTACGTCAAGCTCATTAGATCGTTGTTTAGTATATTTTAACTTTCCTAGTTCTCTTTCAGCTTCTATGTGCGTCTGTGTCTTGTCCACAGGACGCCATCCAGCCTCATTAAGAATAGAAATAATCTGTTTATGAGAAGAAGGATTAAACTCTACCCAACTACAATAGGAGAAAGGAGCTCCTACAGTGTAGTCAGCTATGTTATCTCTAAGTACTTTAGGTATAGAAGAAAGAGATATAGTACCATACTTAGTTTCCTTAGGTACTACTTCTCTAATTAACTTAAGTCTAGGAGGAAAGGAACTAAGTATATCCTTATCTAAGATACTAAGTTCTTCTTCTACCTTACTAAGTAACTTAGTAGCCTTGTCCTTGTTAAAGTAGAAACCATTAAGACTTAAGTTATTAACAACCAATTGAAAACTGTGTTCCAAGTCTAAGGAAGACTTATGTTCTTTCTTACTAAGGTACTTAAGATACTTAAGATATATCTTATGACATATGTCTACGTCACGGATGCAGTAGTCTTCCATCTCCTGGGAGTACTTACTCCAGTCAGAGAACTTCCCTTTCTCAAGACCGAACTCTAATCCATAATCTTCGATCGAATGTCCTTGTCGAGGATAATCAATAAGTTTACTGGCGATAAGAGTATCAGTAATTGACCCCACGGGTGGTAGTACGTACTGACAAAGGCGACACATAACAGGGAAGTCATAACCGAGGACATTATGCCCAATCCAACCAGTGACTTCCTTAGCGAAGTTCTGAAATCTCTCCAGTTCACTTGCATCCTCAGTTACCTTTCTAAATATGTGATACTGTCCGGTGTCTATGTCTTTACAAACAATGACCCAAATGTGTGTAGGATTGAGTAATCCGTTAGCTTCAATGTCTATTACAACCTTCAAGTATTAAGCAGCCTTCCTCATTGTATCAGGTAGCTGCCCAGCAAACGCCGGGCAACCTTGTTCCTTCAGTTTATTAACTAGGAATTCCAATCCCTTAGTAGCAGCCATATCTTCCTTCTTGAAGAAGTTCTCTACCCCTTCAGCAGATGGCAAGGAGTAGATACCCTTAGCCCAATCTTCAGAAGTGGTTTCCAAACTAAGAGCACTTCCCAAGCCTCTGCCAACAGGATCTCTAAGTCTGTTGTCGCCACACCAATCGGCGAACACAAGGCGACGGAACATACTAGCATGTCCCAGGCCAAAAGACAACCTTCCAATGTCAACAGCTTGGTTACTTGCCTTCACCCTGATGGATGTACAAGCTTTGAACTTACCGTCACCATTGAACATACAACCACGAGTAGGAGCCACAGCTATTACCTCACAAGCATAGCCTTGTGTCTCGATCTGATCTATGATCGCAGCCACCACAGCAGCCTGATTAGTTATTGCTTCTTTAGAGCTACCGCAGTTGGCAGACATGCTGGAGATCAAAGTTATGACAGGTCTGCGCCTTGATTTCGACAGATCGTTGGCCTTCATATTCAAAGGATTTCCAGAGATAGCTCTTGGAACATTCGCAACCGAACCTGCTATGTCGTAGCGCACAGCCTTCACCAGCACAGGATGCATGGCATGGATGTTAGCCCTGATCTTCTCGATCTTCGCAACGCCTTCCTTCCATCCAGTTCTAGCCAGCTCTAAAGCTTCAGCCATGTTTTCTGTGCCTGAGAAACTACTGCCTCTTTCCCAAGCAGCATCATCCCAAGCAGACTTCTCATCAATTGATGCCACATGCCTAGCGAAAGCCTCAGGAGTATCCCAAGTTGAGTGGTAGTCTAGGTAAGGAAAGTAACTGCACAACTCTAGGGCATTGCCCTTTCTAATTGGCTCTGCCATGTCAAGCTGCCTTCTTGATGCGGGTCTTCAACTCATCGTCGATACCCTTCCAGATCAGGCGCTCTTCAACCACATCCTGCTTCCAACCCTTAGCCAATAGCTTGGCACCCATGATTGAAGCACGAGGTGAGATAACAATCCTAGCCTTCTCCTTGCCAGCAGCATGTCTGAGGTTCTGCACTCGCTTAGCCCAAGCAGCATTACCCGATAGTACCGTCTCCAACTTCTCGTCGTAACGGAAGTCAAAGAAGACAAACCGATCCAGTGTCGAAGCATCCAGTTGGTTTGCACCAACGTACATGCGATCTGCGCCATTGCCAAACGTGTTGGCAGCGATGATGATGCGGAAGTCCGCATGCCTTCGCACTGGATCAGCCTTGTCAGGGAACATTGCATGGCCATTAGCCAGAGCAGTGTTAACCCACTTCAAGGCACCTGCATCAGAGGTATCAACCTCGTCGATCAAGATGAGACCACCCTTCTCAAAGCAGTCTCGGAAAGCAGTCGTCTGGTACCGACCGTGAGCATCCATGTAGCCAGCAAGCTGGTGGTCGCCACTGACACTGTTCTGAAGATAATACTTCAGGCCCAATGCCACGGCTATCTGCTCACACATGGTTGACTTACCTGAGCCAGCGGGACCAATCAAGGCTGCCGGTATACAAGCGTCAACAGTAGTCAGGACTTCAGGGAACAAGAAATGCCGAGGCTCATCAGGAAGCGTCGTAGTGACGCCATCCTTAGTCAACTCGATCTTGTTCAGCATGTTGTATTCAAGTATCTCCTTGGTAATCAGGTCTTTAACCTCAACCAAAGAGGGAGCATTCAATGCCTTACGCAGGAATGCCATTTGATCTGTGTCAACCGGAGCCACGGGAGGCGAAGGTATCTCAGCCTCAACCGTCTTCGGGACGTCTGGAAAAGGAAGTGGACGTGGTTTAGCCATGACTGCTCCTTAAGGAGTTCTTATTGTTGGAAGGAAACTACCCTGCGGGAGAGAGGAAACCGCAGGGTAGTATAGTCGTTAATGTACTACAGCGATCTGATGACCGAACCAAGTGAAATGGGTTACGTGGTCGTTGATCACCAGCAGAGATGCCACCAGCAAGAAGGCACAGGTAACACCAACAATTGCTTCTTTCATCTTAGCTCCTAGGTTACGCTGCGGCCTCCTGAGCCTCAGCTTCTGATCTTCCTAATATTACGTCGAAGAAAGATCTAAGTATAGCTTCTTCTTTCATTATGGCTGAGTCAAATTTACCTTCCGTATTTAACTTCTTCATGTGCTTAATGCTTCTCTTCAACATATTCATGGTAAAGAAACTAGCTTCGTCTACTTGTATAACTTCACTCATCTGGTTCTTCCAACACTCCTCTCAATTCAAATACCTTACAAAATTCTACAGGGTCAACCCATATCCAAGTTCTAATGTCATTCAGAGTTTGGGTTGGACACAGCAGTACGTTACCTGCCTTCTTTCCACCGTGGGTGAACTCACTCAATAACCATCTAGGATGGCCAGCAGCTGCTCTACCACGCACCAAGAACTCAGTCCCTGATCGCATGGGAGACAACCAGTCTCCATCAGTCGGACCCTTACTGGCAGTCTTAAGAATGGGTTGATCAACCTCATCCTCGTCTCTATCGTTGTTGACTACCATTTTGAGCATGCTACACCTGTTTTAAAAGGCCTCTCAGAGCCTCTAGGAAGGCCACTGGTGCGTTTAAATGAGTTGGAGGTAGGGTGATACCGGGGAAAGTATGAAAAGCAAGATTTAGGGGTGCACGGTCCTCCGGCGGGAGGTACGGTGCCGTGCCACCGTGGAGCTACTTGCTATCCCTTGGTACATCTCTCCGCATCCAAGGGGAAACCGCTCCCGAGTTCCTGAAATCTGAAAATCAAATATTTAGTACCGCCTCCAAAATTTACGGCACAATTTTAATACGTATTGATTTTAGAGTGCGTATACAGTTGGACAGGAAGATCAGAGACCACCTCAAATCTTCCTTTGCATCCTCAGGGATACGGTCCAAATCATTCAGCAACTCCTTCTCAACACGTTCGAACTTTGTTATCGTGGTGGTTGTATTATGTCCCATGAACCATCTCCAAGTGAGAAGGATCACTCCCTAATACATATCCCTCGGGCGTCGAAAACAGGGCCACAAGATGCCCCTGTGATGTTCTGGAGTACTTTAGAAAGCGCCCCATTATTACCAGTCCTTCCCAGTGTTTCACTACCAGGTCGTTTTCCCTTAAGTTCAGGTGGGTCATCTAACTTCCAGTCGATTGGAGTGAGACCTTGTGATACCAGTTTATCGTTGATGGTTGTAAACAACCTAGACCCTTCGAATGGGGTCTTTGACGCTCTGTTACCTCGTGGTGATGGGTGAGAGGTAATGATCACCTCGTTCTTGGTTAAGTCTACGTATTCCAAATATCTCTTTGCAACTGAGCCAAGAAACGCAAATACGATGCCCTTAGCTCCGAGTCGCTCAACAAGCTCTCGGGTGAGGGGGGCGTACTCGGGCCAGTCATGAGATAGTGATGCACCTGTGCGGCAACTTGGGATCGCGTTCCAAAGAAGGACTCCTTGTTTGCACCATCCGCTGAGATCACCATGCACAGGACAGGCATAGCCAAGGTCAGCTGTGTATTCCTTGAATAGCTGTCTGAGGGTAACGGGAAAATCATCTTTTCCAAGTTCCCTTGGTATAGAGAATGCAAGTCCGGTTGCCAGTCCTGCCTGTGGGTACGGGTCTTGGGCGATAATTGCAACCCGAACTTCTCGATCTGGTACTGCTCGAAGAGCAGCGAACAAGCTGCTGCGCGTTGGGTTGAAACCCTGATTAGATTTCTCCATGTCCTTAAGACGTTCATTACACACCTGCCATTCGCCAGATTGCCAGTAGTTGAGCTTCCAAGGGTATATCATCGCATGTCCGACGCGTTTAATCGGAAGAAGTTACCGAGTTGAGTTTCAGCGATGTAATGTTCTTCGCCGAACATTTCGCTAGCGCCGTATTGGTGTAAACTAACCTTCATAATTGTGAATTGTGCTCCTTCAGGGTATTCCTTGGGGTCAATGGAATTGAAGATAACTCCAGTGACACTTCCGTTTTCATCGTCAAGCCGCCACTCCTTGAGTGTTGCCTTGATGATTATCATTGTTCGCGACTTGTAGTAGCCCATGACCTAAATCCTCGGTGAGTGTGTAAGTCGCAGGATCAAACAGCAGTTCACCTGCTGGCCCTGTACGACCGCAGAACCGGTTCTTCGACACTACTAAACGGGTAATTCGTCTTATGATTGGGTCAACCGAAGTTATGTCTCGGTAGAGATCAATACGAATATCAGCAATCTTACTGATGTTACGGGACCCACGAGTTAGACCATCATCATTGACGTGAGAGACAATGACTAGAGCGAAGTCTAACTCCTTGACCATCATTTCGAGACGAGTCGAGAGATAGTCGAGTGAAGTTCTTTCGTCTTTCCCTCCAAGACCACTAACAACCATAGTGATGTGGTCAAGAAGAATATACCTACAACCGCGTGCGGATACCAGAAATCTAATGGTATCGAGAATGACCTCAGGATCATCTGATCCAAAGTGAGAATAAATGTGGAGACGCTCGTCCACCCTAACCACGTCTTGTACGGCTTGGAATGTGTCCTCATCGCTGACACCGCTGTCTGGAAGGTGAGCCGGACGCTGGAGATGTATCCCGGCAATTGCTTGAAGGTGTCGGCGCTTTGGCTCTTCAAGGAAGATAGCGCCGATTGGATCGTCTGTCTCCGTGAGGAGTTGGTGTTCGATTGCATGCATCACCTCTGTTTTGCCCACACCCTCTTGTGCCGTAATCAGCACAGACTCACCAGTGCGGATGCCATACGTCATGTAGTTCAAAGTGGGGAAAGGATAAGGAACACCTTGCTTCGGAACCTCTCGAATAATCTTATCAAAGTCTGTGAATGACGAGACGATGCTCTCAGGAAGGTATTTCTTAGCGTTCCACCACAGGGCGACTAGTTCGTCCCTTTCTCCGTTTCGGAGGTAGTCGTTGGCGTCTTTTCTGGCTCCGCCGGGGAACCGAACACAGTAAACTTTTGAATAGTCGAATAGCTTTGCGACGCTATCGGCAGCAGAGCGGCCTTGTTCATCGCTGTCAAACGCAAGGTAAATGCGTTCAAAGCTGTTAAGCCAGGATCGATCCACTGCACAGTCATGCTGAGCAGTGACGCTGCTACGTACACTAACGCAAGGTGACTTAAGGACCTGATATAAACTGAGCGCATCCAGCTCTCCCTCTGTGATTGTGACGTACTTATGTACGCCAGCGGTAAACTTGTTTCGACCAAACAAGCCAGCTTTGGCTATATCACCTTGAGTATGAAATGCTTTCTTATCTAGCTGCCTAATCTTGTAGCTAGAATTAGGATACGGAAACCCAATCGACACAGGCTTTCCGCTAGCATCAATCTTAGTCTTCGCTTCATAGTGACGAAATGTTTCTTGGTTAATGCCGCGCCACGGCAAATATTCAAATGTATATTGCTCATCCAAAGTATAAAATTCTTTCTTAGGTGGTGGAGTATAAGTTAAACAACTGAAACAATAACTGTGGCCATCCTCATATGTGCACTTCGCATCAGATGAACCACAGTCATCGCAAGGAATGTGTTGATCTACAATTTTACTCATTCACGTTTATTGAATTGATAATATTCATATCTTCCCGGTTTATCTGAATGTTTGATGGGGATTTGGGTGAAGGCAAAGCCTGCGTCAATCAGATCGTCCCAATAGTTAGGGACACCCACATACATGAAAGCCCACAGCCTGACGATCCTCTCGTCAGACACGTAGTGTCTCAAGCCTTGCTCAGGTTTAGTGGTGATTGAACCTCTGGGAAGATCACGAAGGACTTCCTCGTCACCGATCTTGACTAACTCATGTTCTCGGTAGGGGTAAAGGATTTCTACCCTCTTGCGACGGAATTGTACTCCATTCTGCATCATTGTGTCAAGTTGACACAGCATTAAGGAGGAGACAAGATGGACTTCTCCCTTGATCCTAGTGAAATTCAGATCAGGTTTATCCTTGCCACCCATCGGGATGGCAGTTCCATCAGTTCTCTTTTGGTAGAACTTAAAACCATTCAAAGTGAATGCTCTTCCCTTAAACTTCCCATCTTGGAGCATGTTATGGTTTCTACAACCGGTCATCAGGCTATCGCAGGCGAAGAATACATGAGCCATGTGTTCCTCTAGCTCCGCAATATCTGGGGTAAATCTTGTTTTGGTACGACAATAGTAATTGAATGCCTTATCCATGATTTCCTCCGGAGAGAGAAGGTAAAAGGGGACGGCGGTAAGCGGTTTCACACCGTCCCCTCCGCGGCCACTAAGTCACAACGGTTCCAGCTATTGAAACTCAGCAGCGGCTACCCGCTGGCGCGGGATCAGTTAGCCTGCCTTGCGCAGACCCAAGAACTTCGACATCTTGCCCTTTGCGCTGGGCTCTTCGATGGCAACAGTCTTGGACTGTGTAGGCGGCACTTCCTTCGGAGCCGGAGTTGAGCCGACCAGAGACTTGAGGTCCAGCCTTTCAGCGTAGAGCCTACGAAGTTCGAGGATCAGCAAAGTCTTGGCTTTGTCAGGCAGAGCACCAATGTCAGCCACAGGCCAGAAGAGGATTTCCTCCAGCTTGATGCCAACCTTCTCAGAGAACACCGGCCACTTGGCTTCGGCTTTCTGGATGTCGAGAGGACTTGGCCTCTTGGCCTTGTCCTTGTCGTACCAGGCAGCCAGCAGTTTCGTAGTCTCGGTCATTTCCTGATCGTTCATGGTGGGCAGGTAGTCTGCCGGACTTGGCCTGAGTATCTGACTAGCCGGAGGCTGACCAGATGCAACAGGAGCCTGAGTTTCCGTAGACTTACCCTTCAACGCATCTTCCAACTGGCCGACTTCAGCCTGCGTGGAGATGGAGTTGAAACGCTTGGCGATCTCACTGACTTCAGGAGAGACGTGAACAGCAGTCTTCTGGCTCTGATGATTGGGAGGAAGTTCCCCACCATTCATAAGACGAAACCATTTATTCCTTGCACCACCCGTAAGCTTCGGCGGTGGGAATACCTGGACCTTGCCAGCAGTAATAGCCGTATCCGTCTTGGGCGCCTCGACCGGAGGCTTAGGAGCCTCAATAGCCGTAGGCTTGGTCTCCGGAACAGATGCAGCAGGCTTCTCGTGAGTGCCTCCAAGAAACGAGGAGAACTTACGTTTGACCTTCCCTGCACCTTCTGCCACGGCCGCTGTGATAGGAACTTCGGCCTTCTTTTCGCCAAATCCGAACAGCTGGGAAGTGTTTCCCCATTCGAATTCGCCACCCAATTCGTTTTGTCCGATCACAATCGGATCACCAATTGGAGGTAGAAAAGCGAACAGACCCCGGTGTCCGATCGTAGCCTGAAGCTGCGTCTTGAACACAGGAGAATGAAGCTTGGCAGTGAACTTGCCGGGATCGCCCTCGACAGTTTCGTAAATGTCAGACAGAATAGGATCAATGAAGTCAGCCGACAGGTTGCCCTCATCAGTACGACCTGCCTTCGTATGTTTCGGAAAGTCCCCTTCGCAGAAATAGGCGACTATGTTATTGTCCTCGCCGTCCTTAAGGCAGAACGGCTGAATGTCCTTCTTTACGTCGAAGCCATTCACCCAATTGCCGAGGAACAGAAACAGAGGATGTTCCTTGACGGCATCCTGAAGTTTCATGATCGCATCAGCACTGGTAGCCTTGTCAGAGAATTCGTAGGCGATACCATCGCCATCTCTGACCGCGAAGCCCGACACGGTCGGACAATTCTTCAAGGCTAGTTCGATCATTTCTTTCGGAATGATCTGGCCAGCCTTCTTCTCCAATATCACAGAGTTATTCATCTTCTCTCTCTTCGCTTTCGAGGTTTCAGAGCGCTTGCTTCTCGCGAGCAGCAGTCCTCTTAGGGGTTTCGATAGCATTCTCGCCCGCGACCGGACGAGGTCGTCTGTGTGCCAGTCTGTAGTGAGCAGACCGGGCTTTACGGGAGATGAAATTCTCCTTGCAGTGCGGACACTGTATCTGAAGTCGTCTCATGCTACCCTCTTTCGCTTGGCCAAGAAGTCTGATCCCAAGTCTTTCCACTCAGGAACTTCCCCTGGCTTTGCAATCCCACCGGGAATTTCTGGCTTACACAGCACAAGCTGCTTGGCCATCAACTCACAGTTCTTCTTGACCCGGTAGGCAACAGCCTTCCGGTTCCACCGTCTTGGCAATAGATCGTCCAAGCCGAAGAGTTCGGCAACCTTGAGCGTAAGTGCACGCTTTTCTTGCCTAGATAATCCTTCAGCATTAGATATCGCATCGCTTAAGACGTTAGCTAGATGTCCTTTCTTCCACTTGGCCATACCAAGCCCCACCAGTTGTAGAAGCTTCTCCCTACGCCGACGTTGATCCAGCCGCACTGCTATGATCAAGATGATGATCAAAGCATTGACCATCAACACGTTGGCCTCTAACGAATTGTCCTGTGCCCATAGGCGCAGGAGTTCCAGTTGGCTTAACCAATAGTTTATAGCCCGCATCATCCAGTCGGTGAGGAAGACTAAAACTACTGCCGCATTTTCCGAAGCAAGTTGAAATCCTGTTGCCTCATCCACATCAAACTCCCTTCTCGGTCGTGTATGGACTAATTATAATCGTGGATAGTACGGTCTGGCAGTATGTAAACAACAGGGAACAAATGCTTGAACTCCGG